TCGGAGATGCGAACGGCGCCGAACTTGCCCTTCTTGGCGGTCCAGCCGTGCTTTGCTAAACGCTTCTCTCGCTTGGCGGTTGCGTGCTTCTTGGCGCTGACAATGCGGCCGTACTTGTTCATGAGCAGCTTCTCCTTGGTGAGACCGGGAGTGCCGTCGGTCTTGTACGCGGTGCCGTGAAACACCTGGGCGCGAGAGCCGCGAATGAATTCGAACTTCTTGCCGTGGATGTGATAAAACCCGTCGGCCGAACGCGTGTGGTTTCTTCCCATTGGATTTGATTGATGTATTATATTTTAACGAAAGAAAAAAAAACATTGCAAAACATTTGGCAGGTTGATTAAATTTAAATTTAATTAAATTGATTCCGTATAGGCTGGCCGTAACCCGCCGGCGCACCCGTCCAGCTTCTGTAAACATTGGTCGGGCGATTGGCCTGCGTAAAACAATCGTTGCGTTGTGCCGTTGCAGTCCGAATGATTATGCTAAACACTTTGAAATTGACCACAATGGGCACAACTTCGCCGCCAGTGCCCGTTTCCACAAGCTTTTTGTTGATGGGTAGATAGCACCGACATTTCTTAAGAGAATAATAATTGTATCCTGACATTTTATTGTGTGCGTGCGTAATAAAATGTGTGTATAAATAAAATAATAATCAATCACAACGACACAATTGTAATGGATCCTTTTCATTTGTTTAATCGTGGTTCTCGAAATTACGAGAATGAGCGTGTAGTTAAAAATGTTTCTACTCCTCCAGTTTTCCCAGATAAACAATACACCAAAATATTGTTTATAGTTGGACATTCCACTGTGTGTGAAGACACGAATCTAGGTTGCAGTTCGTTGCCAGTGTTTAGTCCACCGGTCGATGTTCTCTTCACTGCAAGTTATGGCGACTTGCTTGGAATGCATGGTCTTTTTTATGATGTTTTGCGACGATTTTGTTCCGGACTAAGAGTGCAACAACCACCCCAATTTTCATTGCCAACAATTGCAAAGGTATTAACACACATGAACCGGTCTCCACCTCCGGGCTCAACCGGTTATTTTCACAACCTTAATTTGAGTTTTCATGAACAAAGAAGCGAAACAAGTAATATGTTTTTGTTTCAACCAGGAGAAGGGTTAGACAGAATCGAAGCAAGTGGTGTCTACCTTATTGACCCCACTAACATTCGCAGTTTACTTCCCACAACTAGGAATGGTGATATTGAAAGCCATAATTTATTTTCAAATGCTGATTTATTGACCCGTCTTGGAATCACCAGGCCTGTAAGAGATGTTGTTCAATCCAGAGTCAATGATAAAGGAAATGCGGTTTACAGATACAATAATCCGTCATTTGCAAAAACTAGAGGTGCAGATCCTAGGGCGCAACGAATCAAACTGTCTTATCTTTTGTCTGAATTTGAAACCAAAGAACCAGGCATATTAAACAATGCGCTCGTGGTGGTTGCATCATGTCGTGGATTTGAAGGCGCTGATGAAAGCTATGGCATTGGTTATGAAAGTCCACACACACACGAGTTTGGGTTCGACCCAGGTGCAATGAGTGATGGCGGCGGAAACAAAAAGAGAAGCAAGCACAAGAGGCGGAATCATAAGAAGAGGAGTCATAAGAAGATGAGTCATAAGAAGAGGAGTCATACGAGGCGGCATTGACCACATGAAAAATAATAATCCCAATAAAACAAAAAATTGAAGGAACTTAAAGCGAATAAATGGATGTCATGTATCTCTTTATTTCATACAACAATCAGAACAATGGCCTCATCAACCGAATCAACTCTATCCAGCAAGTATCAGAAAATGACGGACTTGGAGCACATTCTCAAGAAGCCCGACACCTACATTGGGTCCATCCAGATGACCGAATGCACCGAATACACGACTATAACTGATGAGAAAGAAGGTGGGGCGACAAACATCGGTCTGGCGACCTTCACGCACATTCCCGCGCTCTACAAGCTGGTGGACGAAGGACTCGTGAACATGCGCGACCATGTCATTCGCCAGGCGCAGGCAATCAAGGACGGCAAGCCCGACGCGCTCCCTGTCTCATCGATTGAGGTGGAGGTGGACGCCGCGACGGGAACAATGACAATGACCAACGACGGCAACGGCATCGACATTGCGCAGCACCCCGAGCACAAGATGTGGATTCCCGAGATGATTTTCGGGCACCTGCGCACATCCACGAATTACGCGGAGGACAAGAAGGAGAAAATCGTCGGCGGGAAGAACGGTTTCGGATTCAAGCTCGTGCTCGTGTGGTCGACCTGGGGGTCGGTGGAAACCGTGGACCACGTGCGCGGTTTAAAGTATATCCAGGAATTCAAGGCGAATTTGACCGAGATTTGCCCGCCAAAAATCACCAAATGCTCCAGCAAGAAGCCGTACACGCGCATCTCATTCCGTCCCGACTACGCGCGCCTCGGCATTGCAGGGTTGACGCCGGACATGACCGCGTTGTTTGCAAAGCGCGTGTATGACATCGCCGCCGTGACGGATCGCAGCATCCGCGTCAAGTACAACGGCGTCGTCGTTCCCGTCAAAGATTTCAAGCAATACATCGGCCTCTACATTCGCCCTGAGGTCAAGCGCGTGTATGAGGCGCCCTCAGAACGCTGGGAATACGCCGTGTGCCTGACCAACACGGACGAGTTCGCGCACGTGTCATTCGTGAACGGCATTTGCACGTCCAAGGGCGGCAAGCACGTGGAATACGTCATGGGCCAGCTGCTGCGCAAGCTGGCGGCGTACATCAAGACCAAGAAGAAAGTGGACGTCAGGCCGGCGACAATCAAGGAGCAGCTGACACTGTTCTTGCGATGCGACGTGGAGAATCCCGCGTTTTCCAGCCAGACGAAGGACGAGCTGACGACGACGAGCGCAAACTTCGGCTCGGCCTGCACCGTGAGCGACGAGTTCGTGGAAAAAGTCGCGAAGATGGGCGTCATGGAGGCGGCCTGCGCTTTAACGGAAGTCAAAGAAGCCAAAGCGGCGAAGAAGACGGACGGCGCCAAGACGCGCACGATTCGCGGCATCCCCAAACTCATCGACGCGAATTTCGCGGGGACGGAGAAGTCAGGGCAGTGCACCATCATCTTTTGCGAGGGAGATTCGGCCAAGGCGGGCATTGTGTCGGGACTGAGCAAGGAGGACCGCAACACGATTGGCGTGTATCCCGTGAAGGGCAAGTTCATGAACGTGCGCGGCGAGGCGGCCAAGCGCATTGCAGAAAACACGGAAATCGCGGAAATCAAGCGCATCCTGGGACTGGAGAACAGGCGCGACTACACGGCGGAAGACGTGGCCAAGCGGCTGCGATACGGCAAGGTGCTGTTCATGACGGACCAGGATTTGGACGGGTCGCACATCAAGGGCCTCGGCATCAACCTGTTTCAGAGCGAGTGGCCCACCCTGACGCACATCCCCGGGTTCATCGGGTTCATGAACACGCCGATTCTGAAGGCGCGCAAGGGACAACAAGAGCGCGTGTTTTACAACGAGGGCGAGTTTGAAGCGTGGAAAAGCGCTGGTGTAAGCGGAGCGGCTGGTGGAAGCGGAGCGGCAATCGACGTGTCAACGTGGAATGTCAAGTATTACAAGGGTTTGGGAACCAGCACGGGGCGCGAATTCCGCGAGTATTTCGAGCACAAGAAGATTGTGGACTTTGCACACACGGGCGAGCAAAGCGACGACGCGATTGACCTCGTGTTCAACAAGAAGCGCGCCGACGACCGCAAGCAGTGGCTGTCCACTTATAATCGCGCCGACCATCTGGACACCAGCCACAAGAACGTGTCGTATGAGGATTTTATGACGCGTGAGATGAAGCACTTCTCCATCTACGACAACCAGCGCTCCATTGCAAACGGCATGGACGGGCTGAAAATCTCGCTGCGCAAAATCTTGTTTGCGGCGTTCAAGAAGGGCGGGCTCAAGACCGAAATCAAGGTTGCGCAGTTCAGCGGCTACGTGTCGGAGCACTCCGGATATCACCACGGCGAGGCGAGCCTGAACGGGGCCATTGTTGGCATGGCACAGAACTTCGTCGGCAGCAACAACATCAACCTGTTCGAGCCCAATGGTCAGTTTGGGACCAGGTTAGCCGGAGGGAAAGATTCTGCCAGTGAAAGATACATCTTCACGCAACTCAATGCAATCACGCGGCTCATTTACCGCGCGGAGGACGACGCCGTCTTGGAGTATCTGGACGACGACGGCCAGCTGGTGGAGCCCACATTTTACGCGCCGATTGTCCCCATGATTCTGGTCAACGGCACGAAAGGCATCGGCACGGGGTTCAGCACCGACATCATGTGCCACAACCCGCTGCAAATCATGGACCACATCCGAAACATGCTGCAGAAAAAGCCCGAGGCGGAATGGGGGCCAATCGAGCCGTATTACCGCGGGTTCAAGGGAACCATAACACCACTTGCATCCGCAACATCATCCGCAGCAGCTACTGCATCAACCAAGTTCCTGGTTAAAGGGATGCACAACGTGGACGCTGCAAAAAAGCAGGTGCGCGTGTCGGAGCTCCCGGTTGGTTATTGGACGGAGGATTTCAAGAAGCACTTGGAGTCGCTCATTGAAACCGGTGCGATCAAGGACTACGTGGACATGAGCACGGACACGGTGGTGGATTTCACGGTCACGTTTCCGGCCACGGCCGACTTTGGCGCACTTGCGTCAATGGTGGACCACGGGTCTTGCACGGCCGTGGAAAAGTTGCTGAAGCTTTACACGACGGAATCCACGAGCAACATGCACCTGTTTGACAGCCAGGACCAGTTGAAGAAATACGGCAGCGTGCACGACATTGTGCGGGACTACTACGCGACACGCCTGGCCCTGTATGGCAAGCGCAAGACGCACCAGCTGGCGGCCATGTCGGCGGAGCTCCGAATGTTAAGCAACAAGGCGCGCTACGTCCAAGAGCTGCTGGACGGCAGCATCGACTTGAGGCGCAAGCGCGGGGATGAGTTGATGGCCATGCTGCAGTCCAAAGGCTACGACCATGTGGAAGGCGACGAGCAATACAAGTATCTGCTGAAGCTGCCGATGGACAGCGTGAGCGAGGAGAACGTGCAGAAGCTGCTGAAGGAGAAGGGGCAGAGGGAAGCACAGCATGCCGCGCTGCAAGGCACCAGCATTGAACAGCTGTGGCTGGCCGATTTGGCGGAGCTGCGCGCCGAATACGTGAAACAGGAGGAGAAACGGGTGGCTTCCATGACGAGCGTGCCAATGGTTGTTGCAAAGGCGAAGGTCATAAAGGCCACTGTCAAGGCCAAGACCAACCCGAATCCCGTCCCTAGCAAAGCATAACTTGCATATTGAATTTATTGGATTGAAATGATGTGAGAGAGAATGAATAAAAAAAAAATGTTTTTATTGGTTTTCTCTCTTTTTAGATGTTCAAAGGTTCAAAGAACGAATGAACAAATGGTTTCGTGTTTGGTGGAAAGGCACGCGCGAATGGCTGCGGCGATTTCTTTTTCAGCGCATGAGCCCGATGGGTTGGTGGCGATGATTTCCTGAACTTGAGCGGCGAGTTCCACGCCCAAGCAGCCGGCATTGCGGTCAATGCACTGGCTCATGTGCAGTAGTAATTTATTCCATTTTGCGAGCCAGAGGGTGCCGGTCTTGCTGCGATAATGGCGAAGCGCGACAACGCAGATGATGCCGTAAATGCCGCAATAGCCGGGATTGTGCGTGTCTGAACCGTAGTTGATGTTGTATTTGGGGGAGATGGTGGTGTAATCTTTGGTGACGTTTTTTAGGGGTTTAACATGGTCGTGGTCGTCCAAGATGCGAATGCCGCAGAACCCGTTGCGGCCGTTGGATTCAAAGATGGCAATGTGGTGGGGGTTGGACTTGATTGCGCGGCTCTTAATCAGGACCAAGGAATGCGCATTGCCTCCACGGTGCTGCACATTGATGATGCGGAAACTTTCGAACGGCATGGCGTCGGCCTTGCCCTTGGTTCTTTTTGCAGTTCTGTTTGACACAAAGTAAGAGAGAGGCAGTGTTATGACATACGAGCGCGTGCTGTCCAAAGTGATGATGGGCCCACTTGGTTTGGGTTCAGACGAAACCAAATATCTTTCAAACTCGGTATTTCGACTGGCAGATTTCCTGAATAGTTCAATTCGGGCCATGGTTCTGGTTGGTGCTGTCATGGAAAACCCAATTGTCAAAGTAATTCAATTTTTTATTTTATTTTTATAATTCATACTAAAATAAAAATTATAAAGCACAATGACGCCGTTGCACCATTTATTGATGAGTGCATTGAAGAATGCGCTCATTGTCATCGCGGCATTCGCATTGTACGAGACAATTGAGGAGATGAAGCTGTTGTGGAAAACGCGCTTCCCCGAAAGCGTGAACATGCACGTGCATTATGGCCGGTTATTGCATTTAGTCAGCATATTCATATCGGATTTTCTGATTGGGTTGTTGATGTATCAATTGTTCAATTATGTGTATTGATTCATGACAATAAATAAAATAAATATTATGGTATGTCATAATATGTTTAAAAATATTGCGAACTTCAACAACACCAGTGATTATTTGCCATTATTTAATGGTGTTTTGATCACCGACTTGTTTGTCATATTGCTGTCAAACATGAAACTCATCAAATCATCCGTTTTGATAAAATGGTATGCAGATTACAATTTATCTGCCGTCATTGCAGATGTTTTGATTATCCTCATCGGTCTCATCATTGTTCGAGCCATTTATTATTATGTTTTTGCCGAATTTTCCATCCTGAAATTCATATCACTGGCTGTGGTTGTTCAATTTATACATGACCTGTTGTTTTATGCATTTTTTTCGGGGGTTCCAAGAGGCATGAACCGAATGTTGGACACATTCAAAGATTATGCAAAAGAAGTGTCTTACAAGGCAGTTTTGGCTGATGGCGGCATGATGATCATGGCATCGCTGATCGCATCATATCTAGCTGGTAGAAATTTGAATACGAATTTGATTGTCATGATTTTGTCCTTGTATATTCTGCCATACATATTATACAATTGAGAAAGGGAAAGGTTCGGTTCGGGGAACGTAGTTCCCCGGTCCGTAGGTTTTCTGAAAAGGAGGGGTTCGGGGAACTACGTTCCCCGGCTAGAACCACGGCTGCAGTTCCAGCGTCTTGTCGTTTTCGGCGGAGTAAATGGGACGATCAATCGGTTTGTACATGGTGCTGGCATCGCGCTTATATTGAATGTACGCCCGTGCTTCATTGTAGAGTTTTGGCACAAACATGTCGACCACAATCTTGTTGAGCGCGGCAATTTGACCGGGAATGTTGGTTGCCAAATTCATGGAGCTCTGCAGGAACACGCTGCGCATGATCATTTTCAGGTTGTCGCAGTCTTGCGGGCCGATCAAGTATGCGCCCTTGGACATGGCGTAGACGCCGTTGCGCAGCCCGTTCTGCACGATTTCCATGTTGCCCGTGCTGAAAAAAGCGTCGCTCAGCGCGGTGTTTTCCCAGTTGCCAATCATGGCGTCGCGAAACGACGAGCACGCGCTAGAATTCGGAATCTTGTCGTACATGGCGAACTGCTGCTCCACGGTTGGGCCTAAAATGTCAATGCGGCCATTGGACTTCATCGGCTTGCGCCCCGACGACACATTGGTCGGTTTGGACGAATAAGTTGAACCGTGAATTTGCTGGTGCTGCATGTTGATGCGTTAATGGGATTGTGTTGTGTGTATAAGTTATTGAATTATACACATATAATTATTTTTATTTATGTCGAAAAACTGCATTTAGTTTTCAACTCGGGGGGCATGTTGGCACTCCTTCGGTTCCTGCAGGTATGCCATTGAATTCACAAGGAACGTCGGGAGTTGGCTTCTTGCATTTTCCGGTTGAGTCGAACGTCCAAAAATCGGGACACTTCGGCACTTCGGGAGGCCATGAGACATCGCTTGACTTCTGATATAGAGCATACCCAATGAAAATCATGGCTGCAATCAGCATGACGATTGCAATGGTCAGCACAATGCGCTGAAAATTAAAGGAACCCAAATATGAGCCCGAATCCGGTGTGGTGGTGGGGTCCATTGTTGGATTGCGCGGATGTGGGATGCAGTGGGGATGTTGCTAAAATGGATGAAAATATATACTATGTTTTTATTATTATATTATTCTTCAAGATGGAAATAAATTCATTCAACACAATTCAATATTAAACACAATTCTAATTTCAATACTAATCCCGGTTGGCTTAACTCTTACCAACTTCTGCTTAAGTTGGACCGAATGAAATCTGCGTCAGACACTGATGCTCCAAAACCCAAGCTCAATGCATGCATTCAGCCAAGCCCGAGTGAAATAAATTACAACCACGTGTTGGAGAGAGAATCGATTGCAAAAGAAATTGCGAATATATTGGAGACATTTTACACAAAAAAAAATGATTTCATGATGAAGCGAGGCATATACGTGTATGGAAACCCAGGGGTTGGGAAGACCGAATTTGTGGTGCAGCTATTAAAAACCTTGAATTACGACATGGTTCGGTATGATGCAGGCGACATCCGCAACAAATCGGTCATTGACCTGATCACCAATCACAACATGAGCGAGCACAGCGTGATTTCGATGTTTCAAAAAAAACCGAAGCGCATTGCAATTGTCATGGACGAGATAGACGGAATGAACAACGGCGACAAGGGCGGCATCAACGCGCTGATTAAACTCATGCGTCCTAAAAAGACGAAAAAGCAGCGACTGGAGGACGTGACCATGAATCCAATTATATGCATTGGAAATTATCACATGGACAAAAAAATACGGGAGTTGATGAAAGTGTGCATAACGTTTGAACTCAAAACCCCCACTTTGGAGCAGGTTGGGGTCATACTTAAATCGTCGTTGAATACGGTGAATGCGACGCTGCACAAGAATGTGGCACGGTTCATGCAGGGAGACCTTCGGAAAATAGAGACAATTAGCGGGATATTCAACAAGCAGTCATCGGGTTCAGATTCGGACACTTATAACAGCGCGCTCATTCAAACCATATTTCAACCCAAGGCTAACAATGAAGACAGCAAAACCATTGTTAAAAAACTCATAAATTCGCCGTGCAAACTGACGGAGCATTCCGCCATGATGAATGAAACCGACCGCACCATCGTGGGCTTGTTGTGGCACGAAAACGTGGTGGACGTGTTGGCGAAACAGCCGAATCAAATGGAGGCGTTTCGGTTTTACAAGGATGCGCTGGACAACATTTGCCTGGCCGATTACATTGACCGCATCACGTTTCAGAAACAGATTTGGCAGTTCAATGAAATGAGCTCTCTCATTAAAACGTTTTACACAAACAAAATGTACCATGAACGATTCGCGATGCACCCGCGGTTCAATCCGTCGGAAGTGCGTTTCACCAAGGTGTTGACAAAATACAGCACCGAGTACAACAACACGCTCTTCATTCAAATGATGTGCCAAAAATTTGGCATGGACAAGAAGGATTTGTTTGCATTTTTCTTGAACGTGTTTGCGATGAAAAATGACAACAAGGGGGCGAATGACAAGGGGGCGAATGACAAGGGGGCAAGCGAAGACAACCTGGATGCGGATGCATGTGATAAAAAAATCAACGAAATTATCGAAGAATTTGAAATTACCAAATTAGACATTCAGCGCATGCATCGCTATTTGAACAAGTGCACTTGTCCGAGCGAGATTTTACCGGACGATGAAGTGGAAGAAGATTGACCAAATCAAATCAAATCAAATTGCACTCATGATCAATCATTGCGCTCTGCCGCTCAATTGTTTCTAAATGAGCGACGATGACTTCGTCGCGATCCTTGATGGTCGAAAGCAGGTCCGAATTCTCTCTGATTTTTTTATTGCACAGCTCCCTCATCTTTTCCAGTTTGTCGGCCTGCATTTGAACCGTCTGTATCAACTCTTCCACCGTCATGCTGCGGGTTTCAGCGTTCGGGGCTTTGAATTTAATGACTGCATTTAAAATTGCGTTCTGGCTTTGTTGTTGTTGCTGCTGTTGTTGTTGCTGTTGTTGCGGTTGATGTTTCTGCATTTTCTCTCGAATTTGTTGAAGCACATCGGGTTTCATGGAGGGATGGCCTGGTTCATACGCATCCAGTGCCGCCTCAATGTCGTGCATGTAGAATTGCAATAGGTTCGGTTCTTTTATGAAATCCGTAACCAGTTTTGCACTGACTTGCATGTTGGGGTCTATGTCCTTTCGATTGAGGTTTGCAAGCAAAATGCGCTTGTCAAACGTGTTGTGTTCGTGTGAAAACACCAGAATGACCTTCATGGGGTCCAGCTGCGCCATGGGAATCGTGTACCCGTGCAAAAATGCGCGTTCTTCTGCCACGCACGCGTGCTCGTCGTATTTCAGCTTTGATTCTGACAGCAGCTCTTTCCAGAACGCAAACGTGGCGGCGGTTGCATGATTCGGGCCGTATGGACCAAACTGCACCATTAGGGCGCGGCCTTGGTTTGTGGTTGTGGGTTCTAAAGGGAAAGGTTCGGAAAACCGTAGGTTTTCTGATTTGAAATAAATGTACATTTCGCTGCTCCCTGCCAACTTGATTCCGGTTTTCCGGGTTTTGTGGTCCAACAGCGTCTCCACCGCATGCGAAACGCGCTCCGGCGGGTAGTAATCGTCATCATCCATGTAGACAATGATGTCGCCGCGCGCCTTTTTGTGCATCATGTTCCGTTTTTTTCCGAGAGACACCTTGTCATCGAGTCGGACGTATTGGACGCACGGATGGGATGCGACGAGGTCTTCAATTGGGTCGGTGCCATCATCAATGATGACCCACTCCATGCGTTCGCGCGGATAAGTTTGGTGGTCGAAGCACTCCAGCATGGCTTGCACAAAGGGGCGACGGTTGAACGTGGGGGTGCACACGCTGACCATGGGCAAAGATGACATTGGCGCTGAAGACATTGGCGCTGAAGACATTGGCGCTGAAGACATTGGCGCTGAAGACATTGGCGCTGAAGACATTGGCAATGTTGTTATCCGGGGATTTTATTGAATACACGGATTGCGTTTATGCGGGTTGTTTATATAAACTTTTATTTTTCATGAACAGTATTGCCAAAAACGTGACGCTTGCAATGATTCCGGCGCTGATTGGGGGCAATTGGATTATCGCAACGATTGCTGCCACTATGACAAATACGACAATTAAGTTTGACATGCGTTTTGCAAATTCGGAACCGTACTCGTCCGATTGGATCAATTGTTTGATAAAAAAGAGATACAATAAATAGAAAAATTCATAGATGACCGGAAAGATGGAAACCCATCCAAAACAAAGGGTCAAGAATGCGGACAAACACAACAACCCAAATTTGTTGATGTCATTCGTCTGCAGTTTCATGAATGCAAACAACCCTCCAAACCATCCGGGAATGAAAATGATCCATATGGTGCACAGCAACACCACCATTGAAATCAGTGTCAGTATTCCAAAAATAGTCCATCTGGCAAAAGAAATGTATCCAGTGTAAGGGATTCCAGGTGGAAATGAAATGCACCACTTTTGCAAAAAATTAAAATAGTAATGCAACATTGTTCCGGCCACGCGATAACATGATTCCTGTGTGGTTTGAAACCACCAGCTGAACTTGGGCACGTTCTCCGATTTATTCAGTGGAACTTGGTTGCATTTCACAAAAGAATTGCAATACGGGCTTTCTGGGGAAATGTTCTTCGATGAATTCGACTTCATGAGGCCCTTCAATGTCTCGCCGACTGGGTAATCCACTTTAACGTCAAAGTTTTTGGCATTTAAATAATTGTTCGTAGTCATGAAACAGAATAAAAATATGTACATCAATATTTCAAGCATGGTGTAAAGGTAGTTCACAAACGGTTTGGGAGAATACGTGGTGTCTTTGTCTTCGGGTCTGGTTCCTGTTCCTTTGAGAGAATTCACGTGTTTAAGATTCATTTCGCGGCGACCCATGGGTTGGTATTTGGTGTGAACGAATCAACAAAACAAAGTATTATAATACTACATTATTATAATATTATTATTGCTGTTTTTGAACAATGGGATGGGGGCTGAATGAGTTGAGAATGTGCTAAAAATGCGCGGAGGGGTCTTATCTTGCATACATGAGCGCGCAGTTTCCGCCAATGAATGTCAGCACATTGTATCTTTCTTCCAGCACGGTCAGGTCATAATTGTAGTCGTAAATGCGCCACGTCGGCTTGTTCACGCCGATGGGGATGCCGGTTGCGGGGTCGCATATCGTGTAAAAGTTGGCGCTCGGGTCCAGCGGCGGCGGATACGTGGTGAACTCCAGCTCAATGGTGGAGAACTTGCTCATGTTGATGGCGCCGCTGGGCTGATACGTGTCGACATCTGCATCCAGGCCGAAGTTGTAAATGTAGAGCCCAAATGGGGCCGAACCCGCAGTGCGGATATATTTTTCAACGTAGTTATAAATACCGGATTCGAGGAGGTTTTCGCGATACGACCCGTTCAGCAGGATGCCGAGCTGCTGCAGAATCTCGCGCTGGTTCTCCACGTTGTAGTACGGGGTTACAAAAATGCCGGATGGCGTGCCGTCGTCTGGTTCCGCATATGGTTCCCTACCAGGACCAATAAGGGTTTCATAATCATCACATGGGTTTGGAAAACCATTTTCTTCCGTTATATGTAATGATAACGCAGACACAACATCCGCCGGGATGACGTTCGAGTACGGCCAGTTCGTGTAGTTGCTCCACTGGTTGCGCAGGTTGATGTCGCTTCGCTGAAACAAGAACATCCACGTGGCAACCATACCCATCGTGTTTTGCAGCTCGACACGTTGAGTTCCCGTGACGTTCTTGAAATCCCATTCGTATGCTTCCTTAAGCAAATACTTTTGTTCTTGAGATGCAAAGACGCGCGACTCTTCCGCCGACAAAAAGCAATACGTGGACAAAAGGTGCACGTCCGCGTTCCAGTCCGTGCGCTTGTCCAGATACACATCAGACGTTACTATGTCTGCGGCCGGAGGCGGCTGCAAGAATCGGTAAAATTGGTAATCTGGCTCATTGAAATTGGGCTGAATGAAGTGCGCTTGGGCAACTTGCACAGGCGTCGTTGCGGGAAAGGTTATATCGCGTGTGACAAAGAGGTCGCGCACCGGGCGCATGACCACATCAATCTGCAGCTCGTTGTATTGAAGTGAGACCAGCGGAAATGCGGTGCGACTGTTGTTGCAGAACCACGCGTTCAGCGGAATGTAGAGCTTGCGCCCGCGAATGGAGGGCTCCGGCCCCTGCGGGTTCGTGGGTGTCGCCGGGGTGTAATACACGTTGGGATACGTGTTTTTGCGTCCGGAAAAGTTGGCGGGGTCGTTGAACTCCGCCGTGTTTCCGGTCATACTGTCATACAGGAAACGCTTGGTGCCGTTCAAGTCGCGCTGCACGAGTGCAAGCAAGTACTTGCCCGTCATGCGCTGCAGAATTTGACCCCCCACGGAAAACACCACTTCTTTTATCATTTGCGTGCCCAGGTTTTCGATCCAGCGGAACTCGTAGGGGTGCCACACGTCGCTGCACCCCAGGGGCGGATAAATCGGGCTCCAAATGGTGGGCAGCGTGACCACGAGGTAGGTGTCCATGAGCAGCTCGGCATAGCGGGGAACGGTGAATGTGAAACGCGACTCCTCGCTCATGCGCAGGTTGCGAAGTCCGGTGAAATCAATTCTAAACTTCTGCATGCCGAAGTTGGTGTATTTGGCATACGTGGTCTTGAAAAACGACTTCTTGGGATTGGAATTTAGAATGACATTTTGATTGCCATAAGACACAATGTTTAGTAAACCGCCCGTCATTTTGTTATATTAATGTTGTTATTTTTATTATTTTATTGCGACAATGTAATTGAATATATAAGTTATATTTAAATCATTGCATAAACATTGCATTAATAGTCGTATCATATAGTATCAACATAATACAAGAATCGAAAAGATGGCTGAATACACCGAAGACACAGACGCACCTGAATACAATCAGGCAGATGCAAATGACGAGCCACAAACCAATGCACCCTCTAAATTTGCAAATGCGGCAGCGGCAGCATCCCTCTTTGCGGGCTCAATGGTTTCTCGGATGCAATCAGCCGACCCACTGCAGATTGGACTTTTTGTTGTATTGGCACTTGCAATTGCCGTGATAATTTGGTACATTATTTACAAAGTGAACCAAAAACAAAATGAGGTTGCCTCAACGTTTGTCATAACAAACAATAACATTAAAGCATTCGGTGGCGCAAGTGCTGCGACTAGTGCGGGCGTGGATGTGTCGACGCTGCCGTTGCGTAATTTCTACATCAAAACCGCATTGAATTGCTGCTGTTTGGGTGAGTGGAAAAACAACTACATGGATGTGGTTGCAGTCCAAAGTGCCATTGCCAATGGATATCGCTGCCTAGATTTTGAAATCTACAGTGAGGACGACAAGCCCGTCGTGGCGGCGTCCACAAAAGGCAGCTTTTACTACAAGGAAACGTACAATTCGATTCCGTTTTCAGATGCGATGGCCGCCGTTTCGCAGATCGCATTCACCGTGACAAAGGCAGTGAACAGCGTCGACCCGTTGTTCATCCACCTGCGACTCAAAAGCAACAACGCGAAAATTTTGCCGGAGATGGTCTCTGCAATCAATGCGCAGTTTGGCAACAAGTTGTTGAATGAGAATTACAATTACTTGTATGGCGGGAACAATTTAGGACAAGTGCCGATGTCTGAACTGGTCGGAAAAGTCATTATTATGGCCGACATATCCAATCCGTTGTGCGTCGACAAAGACTTGCCATTGTTCCAAATCATAAACTTTGGTTCAAACTCGCCGTTTTTGCACCAGTTGCAATACGAAATGGGCGTGAAAAACACGCCGGACATGGACGAATTGATTGACCACAACAAAAAGAACATGAGCATCGTGTTTCCAGATGCTCCGTTCAAAGAAAACGCGAATTTCAACGTCTCGAAAGTGTTTGGGTGCCAATTCATTGGCATGATGACACAAGTGAAAGACATCAATCTGGAAATATACAACAAGGCATTTGAAGACGCGGGCACTGCGTTCATATTGAAACCGCCTGAGTTGTGCTACCAACCGGTGGTCATTGAAACCCCGCCACCGCAAGACCCAGCGCTGTCTTTCGCCGGTCGAAATTACAAGACCGATTTTGCATCTTGGAGCGTTTAAATGCTCGTCGGCTCTTGGTCTTGATCCTGTTGTTGGTCCGGTTGTTGGTCCGGTTGTTGGTCCGGGTTTTGCTGTTGCTGTTGCTGTTGCTGTTGCTGTTGATATTGTTCAATGCGTTCTTGATACTTTCGACGCTGCTCGTTCATTTCTTTATGCCGGTTGTATTGGCGGGCACCTGCGTCCATGAATTTCCGAATCTCTCCATATTTCATTTTATTTTTCGAGTTGCAAGCAGGTTGGGATGATGGAACCTTGCTTTCGCCCAAATACTCTTGGATGACCTTCATGGGGTCTTTCAATGCATCGAGTTTTTCATTTGCAACATCATCAGTGTAATCGGTTTGGCGGAGAATGAATGCAATGGCCTGAACGCGGTATTCCTCTTTAATGGCAGCGTGCAGCTCTTCGCCCTTGAGATGTTGCATGTGGGGTGGCAGATGAACTGGAATTGGATTCATGTGAAAAAATGTTTTATTGTATAAAATAAATAATTCAATTGTTTTTAATTACTTTCGCAATTGAAAACAATATTGAGCCTGTCATGACACAATAAAATGTATTGAAAATCATATTAAACAAATGACGGTGGATGAATGTATCTTGTGTCTAACAATTGACCCCGTTATGACAAACACCGCTGACTCCATTGTTTCACTCCTGTTGGAAGAACTTTCTCAATCATTGAGACCGAAGATACGGAGTGCATTGGCCGATCATGATTTATACAAGGAAACTCACGACGCCGTCTTGAAAATCCCATTTGTCCAACGGTTGTTGGAGAATCAATGCAGATGCTTGACAAAACAACAGGAGCCGATTCAATTGGAGATCATCGACACAGAAGTTGAACATGCATGCGGGTTGAAAAATTTAGACTCAATCAGTGAATACATTAATTCAACCAAGGAATTTGAATGTGACACGGAAGAAGAAGAGGAAGCAGAAGAGGAAGCTGAAGAGGAGGAACAAGAAGCTGAAGAGGAAGCTGAAGAGGAGGAACAAGAAGCAGAAGAAGAGGAAGCAGAAGAAGAGGAAGCAGAAGCTGACGCAAAATCAAACTTGGAAGAGGAACAAGAAGCAGAAGAAGAGGAAGCAGAAGCTGACGCAAAATCAAACTTGGAAGAGGATCAAGAAGCTGAAGAGGATGAACAAGAAGCTGACGCAAAATCAAACTTGGAAGAGGATCAAGAAGCTGAAGAGGAACAAGAAGCTGAAGAGGATCAAGAAGCTGAAGAGGAGGAACAAGAAGCTGAAGAGGAACAAGAAGCAAAAAAAGATGAAAAAGTGGTGTCATCATTTCAGTGTTCACCTGCGATGGCGTC